ATTTGCTGTCTCCATTGTATCATAAAATCCTGTATTTGTCAAGGATGGATGAAATTTTTCTGCAACACCAAATCTAGTTCTACCTCCAGCATCAGTAGTCACCTTACCAGAAAGAGTACTATCTTCCTGCTTTAGTAAGTACTGTATAGCTATGCTAGAATCCGCCATATGCTCTCCTTTTCTAGCTTTTACTTATTCCCTACATAGATAGTAGCATTCCCTCCACCTATAGCCGTACACACTAATCCATTTACCCAACCGATCTTAGGTATAGGTACAGGCTCTAGATTTGTAGGGAAGGTAGCCGAGAAGATAATACGACCAGTGTTATCATAAAGCACTAGTGTATTTGTGGCTGCTGCGTCATTCCAAATTCCACCGTCAAGCTTAAACCTCTGTGTAAAGAGGGTGCCAGTGGAATCTATATAGATGGGATTACCTGTTACACTATTCGCCATCTTTGAAGCTCCTTTCCATATAGGTGAGCTTAGCTAGATGTTCTTAGATAAGTAGATAAATTAAATTACATTAGACATTGTATTCAAGTTGCAGAAGAAGCCCATAGAACACAAAAGTTCCAGTACCCGGAGTTACCACTTCAATCTCCGCAATTAACTCATCCGAAGCATTCGGCAAAAGTGCGGTATTAGTAGGAGTAACTTGGACTGCATACATATCTGTAGCATGAGTCTTAGTCAGAGCTGTTGCAGCCAGCAGGTCTGTGATAGAAGTAGGTGCCGTAGCTGTACCCGAAGCAGGATACGCAGTATCCGTAATCCCTACAGTTAAAGTAGTAGCATCAGCCGTTCCAATCGAATAGTAGGCTGTTACAGTCTTAAGACTGAGAGGAGCTTGCTTTGTGCCAGTATACGAATAATTAACCACTGAGCTAATATAATCCCGGAGAATAGTTTTCAAGGCTGCTGCCAAGTAAACAGTCTCCGAGTTCCCTACTGCCCAATTCCAGTTTCCCTTTGCCGTTCTAGTAAGAGTTGCTGTCCCACTTGCCTGAAAATCCGTTGCCCCAAGAAACAAACTTGCCATCTGGTGAATGGTCGAAGAACTCGGTGAATAAATCGAAGCTGACATATTTTAATCCTTTCTTATTTAAAACATAAGCATATCATCAGTATCTACAATCGGATTTTTTAGCTTATCCGCAAGTTCAAAATCATGTTTCCCATCCATTAGCACTTCAGCTATAGCAATCTCCCGCTGACCTTCTAATGGGAATGTTCCTGTATCATAGCATCTAGGGCACAAGAGGAGTCCTCTTTGCCATTGCATATTATCTACTTTGCATTTCCTCGCACACCTATCGCATATATGCCACGGGCCTTGATTAAAAGTGTGCGGGCCATAGAATCCCCCCATAACTAATCCTTATGCTCTTCTAATCTTGGGTGAGTGCCTGGAGTATGCTTATGTGCGTGATGCTTCTTATGCTTTGTTTTTCTAGCCTGTGAATAAGCAATAGCAATAGCCTGTTTCTCTGGTTTACCTGCTCTTCTTTCAGTCGCTATATTCTCTGAAATAGTCTCTTTATCCGATCCTGATTTTAGTGGCATATCTAAATCTCCTAAATAAAAGAAGGGAGTAGAACATCTGACTTAGGAGTGCAGAGTCTACTCCCATCCCCCACCCTAGAAAAAAGGAGAGCATCCGAAAAACTAGGGTGAACCCAAGTTCATACTAAAATCCTAGTATGAACGAAGCCAAGATAGGACTATGGGCCATTGGAACCAAAGGTGCCATACCAATCCGTAGCTCCAGCACTCATCCTTGTTCTTGTCTTCTGTCTAATTCCATCCGTATCAAAGTCATCATCAAACGAAGTATTCGGAGCTTCCCGAATAAATACATTTAGCTGATGCTGTTTCTTCTCACACAGCAAGAACCAAGCAGTACCAGAAGTCAAATAATGAGGAGCAATATACTCGTAATCCTCTGCGAGCATACTGTTAATATCATTATCCGACGATCCTGGCTTGCCACTAGACCCAAGAATTTCTCTTGCAAGAAACTTGAGTTCAGTAGGAATAACAATATACTTCGGCTTGAGTGCCACTGGCATACCTTGAGCATCTACCAAACGATCAAAATAAGCAGTAGCCAACTGGAGAGCACCAACACTAAAGTCCAAATCTGTCGGAGGACGATTAGGATAAGTTCCAGCAGTAGTGATTACATTTGAAAGTCCCGGCCCAAGATTCGTAGCAGCAGAACCACCAAGCAAAGGATGAACATTGCTAAATAGAGCCACACCATCTACTGTAGTCACAGAAGTAGTAAAGCCCTGATTTAGAATAGCAAAAGCCACGCTCTCTCTAGTAAACCTAGTGGATCGAGCCAGTGCTTGCGGAATCTTCTTAATGATCCCATACTGGTCATCATCCATCAGCTCCTTAGAAGTAAGTGCAGCTAGAGCATAAGTCAGATGGAGGTATCTAATCGAGCCACCCTGAATCATATCCGAATATGCTACCGCAGTAGCTTCCGGCTTTTCTTGGAGTGGCCCCATTCCCGCCATCTTTACATCTTGTTCGTATTGTTTTGTCGAAGTTTCCACCTTAAAAAGATTTGGAAACTCCTCCGCTCTCTGCTCAAGCATCTCAGTCTCAAGATAAAGCTTCCTGAGTCCAGTCTGCATAAGCTGACTAAATGACGGCCTAACCATTGCCATAATTAAATCTCCTTGTTAGACTTTCTCCTTTAAAAATTTATTAAATCTAATCACAGCTCTGGTTACACCCACTTAGAGCATAAACTGAGCAGAAGCAATAATCTTGAAACGAAGAATACCATTCACATTACCAAAACCGTAGTCAGGGTCTTGACCTACGATTTCACAGATAGCCAGATTACCAGAGGTAACATTGCCATCTAGATACCAATAACCAGTGCTATCTTGAGTGAGTCCAAGAAGAGAACCCATCAAGTTAGAGTTGGGAGTGTAGTTTGCTGATGTAGTACCCGCAGCATCATCAAACACAGCCTGGAAGACTGTATCCGGAAGTGCTTGCATAAAGTAAGTACGTCCATCCGAAGCCGGAGTACCTACTGCAATATTAGCAGCAGCCGGCTGGTTAATTACAGAACCAAAAGTTGCAGTAGCCTTTGTTCCAGTAACCGGCCCAAACTGAACCGGAGCACCTACGCCATTAGTTGCAAGATTCAGTCCAAATGAGTAGGAGAATCCCCAAATAGCAGCCGTATAAGTAGACCCATCCCATGCTTGCACAAACTCTGAATTGTGCGGAAGAGTAGCTGTGGTCGAATTGTAAGGTTGAAGTGGCGTACCGGGAAGAAATTGTTGACTTGCTTTTTCAGGCCACGCCAAAGAAAATGGGCCTTTCTGAGAGACAGACTGAACAAAAGTAATCGGGCCATGACTTGTGAGATTTGGGCCAGCCATTTATTAAACTCCTATCGGTGGATTATAAATCGGTTTAGCAGTACCTTGAACTTCATGTTGGGCTAAGTAGGATCGCTCACTGCCAGATAAAGAATTAGTGAGATTTCCCTTTGCGAAAGCAGCTCCGGCTTCTGCTGCTTTCTTATTATTAGTTGCTCTTAGGGAGTCGAGATAAGCTTTCCTAAGACCAGCATAATAAACATTTTTGAGTACCTTCATTGCCACTAGATCAGAGTACACAAAATTATCTTGGCTATCAAGAAACATCTCTAGAGTTTCTAGATTAGAAACTTCATCCTTCTTGATTGGCCTAAAACCTTTAGCTACCAGTGCAGCTTGCCTTACAGAATGCCGATTGCACCATCTAGCTACATAATTTGAGTCCTTTAGCCTAATCATCAAGAACTCAGGAGATGCAGCTCCAACAGCAGCTATCGCCACATCAAAATTATACGCATCAGATTCAGTTAAATCCTTAATTGCTTTAACAGTACCTTGTGCAGATTGCTGCTGAGCTAAGGCAAGGGCCGCATTCTTTTCGTCTAAAGCTGCCTGATCGTTAAATTCTTCTTGGGTTGCAGACAGAAGTTCAGCCTCAGTCTTATCAGCGAGATTCTTTTTATTGATTATATCTGCCGCTAATTTTATTGCTTCCGCCGAAATAACTTTCTTCGCTGCATCTGACCCAGGATTCGGGAGAACTTCGGGAGCCATTGTAGAATTAGTCATCGCCATCTTAGGCCACCACTTCTAGGCCATGTATGACCTGTGTTTTAGCTGCGTCTACAATATCCTCATCCGTAAGTCCAAGTTGCTGTGCAGCAAATCTAGACTTATCCGCAGAGTACTGACCCTGACTTCTAAACTCTATTTTAGGTTTAGCACTAGGATCATCCCCCTTTGTGCCCCCGGAACTGGAATCAGAGAAGCTATGGAGAGAATTAAACTTCTTAATCTCCCCAGAAGTAATCTTCTCTAGATTCTGTGCAATCGCTACATTATAGCAATTCTTTACAAAATTCGGATTCGCCCGAAGAGCTAGATTTTGTTCTGCTTCAATCATAGCATCCGTAGCTCTCTTTATCTCTCCGTGATAATACTCTTCTCCAGTGAGAACCTCTGACTTTACTTGCTTCCCTGCTGTAATAAGAGCAAGCCTAGTAGTAGAATTTACTTGCTTGCTAATAAAGGCCGCAGGATCACTCAGAAGTTCCTCTACTATATCTTCTGGAGTCTTTGCATTTTGATTCTCTTCTGCTTTCTTTCTTGCTGCCGCATCTGTCGCAGCTTTTCTATCTGCCTCTTCTTTAGCTGCCTTATCATTCATAGCTTTAATTGAATCTGCTATGGACTTTAGCGTATTTGCATTTGCAGCATTAGCATCCTTTACTTCTTTAAGACCATCTTCCACGGTCTTAAATTTAGCTTCTACTGCCTTTCCTGCATCTTCATCATTATCTGCGTTTCCAAATCCCATAAACTTCGCCATTTGTCTGCTCTCCTTTATTTCAGCATTCCTGCTATTTCACTTACTAGAGTTGTTAGTGTCATAAGCGATCCTTGAAGTCTATAGATCGTTTGTACTGCATCCTCTTTCTCAACCTTTCTAAGCAGGCTGTCCCGGTGCGCTGATAGGTACTGGATTAGTGCTCGCCCCATTTGCTGTTGGAATGACGCTTGCAGGAGGTCGCGTGATACCTGCACTTGGCTGACTGCTTGCTTGGCCGGAGGAGTTGCTAGAATTGGCTCCTCCACTTGTTGCTCTTGATTGTTGTTCATACTGTGCTCTCGCTTTCTTTATTGAATCGGGGAATGGTACAAGTTTATCAACATCAAATTTACCAAATATTCTAAAGATATGCCTTGTAAGACTCTGCTGTGCAAAAAGCATATCTTGTATATACTGGACTTGTGCAGGGTCTTCCGCAATCTGTGGTTGCTTCAAAGCTCCCATAAGTCCTTGAACTGTCTGCATGTACTTCTGCTGTAGAGAATCTAAAAGAATAGAATTTTGCCTATCTGACTCTACATTAGTTGCTGCACTTGAAGCCTGTAAGATCAATCCTATACTACCTGTCTTGACTGAATCAAGAGCTTTTCTTAGAGTTGGAGCTTGGTTGCCATATCGGGCGAGCCTCTTGCCGATGCCCATAAAGGCATATAAATCAAGCAGTTTGCGCCCAATTCGCAGGTGCGCCCCCCGAATATCCATCATCCGAAGGCCCGTCCTATTATTCTGCTGTTGCAACACGGCCATTGTGCCCTGACTACTATAGATACCCCGCTTCTGGTTGACTATTCCTGATCCAGTTCCTCCAATAGCAGGATCAATCCCACTTCTCTCATTAGCCATCGAAGTAGTAAGATTTTCTGAGTTAGCATTATCTAAACTCCCCGCATGAGTATCTAGAAACTCTACTGAGTTCTGATTCGCAGGAATAGTTACCCCAGGATACCATCTAAGGGTGGAAGCTAGTGGAGAGTCTTCATCAATCCTAAGAGTTACGTTGTTACGAATGGCCTCATTGTCAAGCCTGTTATTATGGAGAGTGGAAACCTCTTCTTGGTAGCCTTGAAGCATTTCTATAAAGCCATAGCCTCTATAAGAATCATCATCATACCCAAATCTCAAATCCTCAAAAGGCAAGCAATTCTTTGGGAAATAGTTAAAAACTGCTGAAAGATTTGTATTAGATTCTTTATGATAGTGTGCTATGATCGAAAAGGTCTTCCCATCATGCACAAACTTGAAGTAGCACTCATAAATCTTATATTCTGCATCATACTCATTCCCAACAGAGTATATCTGTTTCCCATCTTGCTCTTGAATTCTTCGATAAGAAGACCCATAAGAATCAGGACTTGCTAGTACCTTCTCTCCATCTACTCTAGACCATACTCCAAAAGCAATTCTATCTTCTACAGCTTCTCTAGTAAGAGGAACTTCTCTAGCCATAAACTTAGCCTTA